CGGATTGGCTTAATAGTTTCGAGAAGATCATCCTGTCGGTTGACAATGATGACGCTGGTAATGCTCTTGCTGACCGTGTAGCAAAGCTGTTCCCTAACAAGGTCTACCGTGTTGACCATCGACCATACAAAGATGCCAATGAGTTTCTACAGGCAGGTAAGGCCGCTGACTTCAAGAGTGCATGGTGGAACGCCCGTAAGTTTACACCTGAGAATGTGATGAACAGCACACAGGACTTCTTGTCGTTGTACAAGGATACACCTGAGCATCAGTATATACCAACAGGTATCCAAGCGTTAGACGATAAGATCATGGGTCTCATGCAGGGTCACTTCACGGTAATCAAAGCACCCACGGGTATCGGCAAGACGGAGATCATGCGGTTCCTTGAGTACAATATGTTACAGCGTAAGGTTCCTATTGCTGCATGGCACTTGGAGGAAACAAAGCTACGATCACTGTTAGGTCTCGTGTCATACGAATGTAATGACAATCTTACACGCAGGGATTTGATTGATGAGAAGGGCGCAGAGGATCAGGTGATTGATGCTATCGGTAAGCTGACGAAGGACGAGAACTTCTACCAGTTTTACCTTAGTGATGGTCAAGGTGCTGACGATCTGATCGACCAGATACGTTACTTCGCTGTAGCCTGTGGTGTTAAGTTTGTATTCTTTGAGCCTATCCAAGATGTACTTGTGGGTTCATCTGACGAGAGCAAAGAGCAAATGCTGGCTGATCTATCGGTGCGACTATCGAAGTTGTCTGCTGAGTTGAACGTGGGTATTGTAACTATCGCCCACACTAACGATGATGGTCAGATGAAATACTGTCGTATGATCGGACAACGTGCGTCAGTTATCATTGATCTTAAGCGTGACAAAGAAGCTGATGATATACAGGAGCGCAACACAACGTACCTGTCTATTGAGAAGAACCGACCCTGTTCAGAAGAAGGTAACGCAGGGATGATGCGGTTTAACACTGAAACCTTCACACTTACAGAGGTAATGTAAAATATGACAACAGTATTCGACATTGAAACAGATGGTCTATTAGATGAGTTGACCAAGATTCATGTCATGTCTTGGTCTAATGACATGGGTGAAGTTAAGCATACCCATGACTACGATGAGATGCGCTATGTATTACTCAACAGTGAAACTCTGGTAGGCCACAACATCATACGCTTTGACATCCCAGCGATAGAAAAGGTGTTAGGTATTGAGGTAAAGGCTCGTTTGATCGACACTCTAGCGTTATCTTGGTATCTACACCATGACCGTATGAAGCATGGGCTTGAGAGCTACGGAGAGGACTATGGAGTACCCAAACCAGTTATCAAGGACTGGAACACCCTGACACCACAAGAGTACGCTCACAGGTGTGACGAGGACGTTAAGATCAACAATCGTCTATGGCGTGACTTAAGCATGAAGCTGGACAAACTATACAAAGATGCAGAGGCAGATAAGGATCGTCTGATCGACTACCTTACATTCAAGCTAGACTGCGCTAAAGAGCAAGAGACCCTGCGGTGGAAATTAGACGTAGACAAAGCTCAAGCAGCCTACGATGAGATCATGTCACTTAAGGTGGAGAAGGTTGAGCAACTGGCTGATGCTATGCCTAAGCGTACCCTCACTCGTGTAGCATCACGACCAAAGGTTATGCACAAAAAAGACGGTAGCCTATCCTCTCATGGCGAGAAGTGGATAGACCTATGTAAGGAGTACAAGCAACTTGAGACAACCATGCAGTTTGTAGTTAAGACAGGCAAAGAGCGTGGTAATCCCAACAGTAACGACCAAGTAAAAGACTGGCTATACTCACTAGGGTGGAAGCCAAGAACATATAAGTTTCTCAGAGATAAGGCGACAGGCGATGAACGACAAATCGAACAAGTTAGAAAGAATGGAGAGTTATGCTCAAGTGTCAAAGAGCTTGCAGAGGTTGACCCTGCTGTTGACCTTCTTGATGGCCTTACAGTTCTTACTCACCGTGCTGGTATTCTTAAGAGTTTCTTAGAGTGCCACAAGGATGGTTGGCTAGAGGCCAGTGTCGCTGGTCTAACGAATACCTTTCGGTTTAAGCACTACCGACCATTGGTTAACCTACCGGGTGTAGATAAGCCATACGGTGATGTTATCCGTGGGTGTCTAACGTGTCCTGATGGTTATGTGTTAGCTGGTGCTGACATGACATCACTGGAGGACACAACCAAGCGTCACTATATGAAACCACTAGACCCTGACTATGTTGAGGCCATGAGCCGTGAAGGCTTTGACCCACACTTAGACTTGGCTCTACACGCTGGTGTTATCACTCAAGATGACATTGACAAGCACAATTCTGGAGAGCGTTCACTCAAAGCCCTCCGTAAGAATTACAAGGTGGTTAACTATAGTGCTACATACGGTGTAGGAGCGCCTAAGCTGGCCCGTGAGACAGGTATGAGTAAGTCTGAGGCTAAGAAGCTACTGGATGCTTTCTGGTCTCGTAACTGGGCTATTGAACGTGTGGCAAAGAACTTACGGGTTCGTGAGCTATTTGGTGGTATGTGGCTTAAGAACCCAGTGTCAGGCTTCTGGCATAGCTTACGCAGCGACAAGGATCGTTTCAGTACGCTCAACCAGAGTACAGGGGTCTATTGCTTTGATACTTGGGTCAAGGAATGTCGTGGTATGGGACTAGAGACTATCGGTCAGTTCCACGATGAGATTATTGTTTTAACGAAAGAGGGAGATGAAGACAAGGCAGAGAACATTATGCAGATGAGCATAAACAACGTAAACCACGAGATAAATCTAAACGTACCGCTAGGGACAGATGTACAATTTGGGAAGACTTACGCTGACATTCACTAAATGTAAAAATAAATGTCAAAAAGTATGTTACAAATCCTGAAAAATATCCCTATAGTATATTACCAGTGCTGCAAACCAGCAGCTTAAACAGAGGAAGAGTAAGATGGCTAAACACACAATGGACATGGTTCTTGAGTACCCGAAAGTGTTTGAAGAAAACCGAGACATGGGCGGGGATGGAAATAACGCTGCAAAGAAAGCTGCAAGGCATAACGGGCAGTACGTTGTTAACGCATACTTCACCAGCGAAGAGCAGATAGAGGAACTGCTTGAAGCTGGGATGGAACCTAAGCCAATGGGCAACGACCGAGTAAAGGAGGGCAATAGTTTTGGGATTGGTAAGTTCGTTAAGTTAACACGGATGCACGATCACAAGATGACATTCAGTGATAAGAACGGGAAGGAGACTGAGGTAGACTTCGGTGGTGCGCCAAAGGTAGTCAACCTAACTAACGGGGTCGAGAACAAGACTTGGTGGTCGTTAGAAGAAGATGGAGCGTTAGGTAACGGTACACGGGCCAAGGTACAGTTTGAAACCTACTCCAAGGGTGCTGGGCTACGGCTGATTGCTCTTGGTATCACTGACCACGTTGCCTACGAAGGCGGTGGTTCAACCGAAGACGACGAACTATTTATGGTGGGTTAAATATGCGGGTGAGTATAGACTTTTACTACGACAAGGAAGAGGATGGCATCGAAGGTTCTTCAAGCGCATCACGAGATGGTGTCTTCGATCTCTACACAATGTCTCAGTTCCTAGCTGATGCTATGCGAGGTGCAGGTTACAGTTATGTAACTGACGTAGGGTTCGAGAAGGACGATGGTACAGTCACCTTTGGGGAGATGTAAGTGAGCAAAGGCAAAGTTCTAATCGACGGTGACATCATAGCCTATCGTGCAGCCTTTGCCACTCAAGACCTTACTAAAAGAGATGCGGAAGAGAAGGTTGATGATCTCATTGAGTACATCTTAGATCAGACCATTGATCTTCCCTTCCCATCTCCAGAGGATTACGAAACGTACCTAACTGGCAAGACAAACTTTCGACATGACATTGCTAAATCCCACCCGTACAAGGGAAATAGGAGTGCAGCCGAAAAGCCAGAACACTTAGGTGCAGCACGAGAGCATATGGTTAATAACTGGGATGCTATCGTTAGTGTCAACGAAGAGGCTGATGATCTAATATCAAAGGGGGCGGCAGAAACAGGTTACAACTGTGTTGTTGCATCTGTTGATAAAGATATGCTACAGCTTCCTTGTTGGCACTTTAACTTCGTAAAAGGTGAGTGGACTAAGGTTGACGAGTGGTCAGGTATCAAGTTCTTCTATACGCAAATCCTAACGGGTGACGCTGCTGATAACATAAAGGGTCTACATCGTGTAGGGCCAAAGACATCAGAGAAGATGCTGGCACATTGTAAAACAGAAGAAGACCTCTGGGAAACGTGTGTTAAGGCTTACGATGGCGACACAGAGAGGGTGATAGAAAATGCGAGGTTACTATGGCTAAGGCGGTACGAGGATCAGCTATGGGAGCCACCTCAAGGGGCATAAAGCATGGCTATCGGTCTGGGCTAGAGGATCGTATATCGGAGCAACTAAAGAGCCTTAAAGTACCGTTCAAGTATGAGGAGTTCAAGATCAAGTATGAGGTTAACGAGGTTAGAACCTACACACCTGACTTTGAACTCCCCAACGGTATCATCATAGAATCCAAGGGACGGTTTGTTGCAGCAGACAGAAAGAAACATCTGTTAGTCCAGAAGCAACACCCTGATCTTGACATTCGATTTGTCTTCTCTAACTCTAAGGCGAAGATAAGCAAAGGCTCAAAGACTACGTTAGGCATGTGGTGCGATAAGCATGGCTATCTGTACGCAGACAAGTTAATCCCAGAGGAATGGATAAAGGAAACATAATGGCAGGAAAGACAGTAGTAGTCTTCTCGTGCGCTCACGTTGATCCCAGTGTGAGTAACGAGAGGTTCAACTGGTTAGGAGAGTTCTTGTATGACCTCAAGCCTGATTATGTCGTTGACTTGGGTGATGGCGCTGACATGCGGTCATTAAATACATTTGACACTCGTTACCCAGAGGCAATCGTCAGTCAGAGCTATGAGGCAGACATTGAACACTACAACGATGCACAAGAGCGTATTCGATGGAAGTTCAGACACCATCGACGAAAACGACCAGCTTACATAGGGTTTGAGGGGAACCATGAGAACAGGATTAAGAAAGCTATCAAACACGATCCTCGACTTGAAGGCTCGAAGTATGGCATATCTTTTGACCACCTACAGACGAACAGATGGTTCGACGAGTACCACGAGTATGAAAACTCCGCTCCAGCGATTGCTGATTACGATGGGGTCTCATACGCTCACTTCTTTAGTAGTGGCAACTTTGGGTCTGCTATGTCTGGTATGCACCATGCTAATGCACTACTGGCTCACAGGCATCATAGTTCTACTTGTGGTCATAGCCATAAACGTGATCTTAAGTTTAAAGACTCTTCGCATCCTAATGGAGTTATCGGTTTGGTCGCAGGGTGCTACAAGGGAGCAGCAGAGGGCTGGGCAGGTCAAGCTAACAAAGAGTGGTGGTCAGGCATTGTAGTTAAACGGGAGGTAGAGAACGGTATGTACGATCCAGAGTTTGTTTCCCAGTCACGACTAAAGGCTATGTATGGGCAAACGTAGTGACTTCGACAGAGTACCGAGGGACTACTACCCGACACCTCTAGCTGCTGTTGAACCCCTGATCCCGCACTTGCCTTACTCGTTTGACTACTACGAGCCTTGTGCTGGTGATGGGCGTTTGATAGACCACATAGATAGTCTGACAGATGGTCACAGTGAGTGTATCTTTGCTTGTGACATTGAGCCTAGAGACCCAAGGGTTTGCTTACACGATTCCATTAACATGAGTGAGAAAGACTTCTTGGAGTTGTATCTGGCTTTCGGTGGTGCTGACTTGTGTATCACCAACCCACCTTGGGATAGAAAACTACTGCACCCATTCATCGAAGGGTGGATGCAGATGTGTCCAACATGGCTACTCTTTGATGCCGATTGGATGCACACGAAACAATCAGCTATCTTGATGTCGTATTGCGTTAAGGTAGTGAGCGTAGGTAGGGTCAAGTGGATTGAGGACAGTAAGAGCGTAGGTAAAGACAACTGCGCTTGGTATCTGTTCGATATAGCTAGAGACCCCGCTAAACAGACAGAGTTCTATGGGAGAACAGTATGATTACTCAAGAAGACATTGATGCTTTCAGCATTGTGAATGTGACACCGATGGAATATTCCTATTGGGTTGAAGGTAAGATCACGACAAAGGGTGAGACCCGTCTAGTGGAAAATGCGTTAGGTCTCGTGGGTGAAGCTGGAGAGGTAGCTGAGAAGGTAAAGAAATACCTCCGTGACAATACCAAGGTTAATCAGAAAGAGATCATCAAGGAGTTAGGTGACGTTCTGTTCTACACGACAGCCTTGGCTAACTACTTCTACAGTAACCTGCCAGAGGTCATGGAAGTAAATATGGATAAGTTAAACGACAGAGCAAGACGTGGTGTGATTAAGGGGTCAGGGGATAACCGATGAAGAAGAGATGGGTAAACAATATATTCGTAAGGTTCATGCGATACTGTGTGATGTGGTCAGAGCATCGACAGGCAATCAAGATACTGAACCGACTGTCCGATAGGGAACTAAAGGACATTGGCATCAGTCGAGAAGACATTGACCGTATGGTCTGGTTAGAAGAAGATAAAACAATGCGAGGACGTGGCGAATGAGCAATACACTACCAACAGACTACCAGTCTTTCATTCACAAGTCACGTTATGCACGATGGCTAGATAAAGAAGGACGCCGTGAGACATGGGAAGAGACTGTATCCCGTTACATGGAGAACATCGTAAAGCCTGTGGCAGGGGACGACAGTTACATCCGTCAGATTGAGCAAGCTATCCTATCGCTTGACGTTATGCCATCCATGCGCTCTCTTATGACCGCTGGCCCAGCAGCCCTCCGTGACAATACTGCCATGTATAACTGTAGCTACCTTGCGGTTAAGAACATCAAGAGCTTCGACCAAGCTATGTTCATCCTGTTGTGTGGTACAGGTGTAGGGTTCTCAGTTGAGCGACAGTACATCAACAAGCTACCGGAGGTTCCAGATGCCTTGTTCAATAGCGATACTACAGTCGTTGTCAAGGATAGCAAAGAGGGCTGGGCTAAGGCTCTGCGTCAGGTAATTGCACTCCTGTACAGCGGTGAGGTTCCTAAGTGGGATGTATCTAAAGTACGTCCAGCGGGTGCTAGACTAAAGACCTTCGGTGGTCGTGCTAGTGGCCCAGCGCCTCTGATCGACTTGTTTAACTTTGTCGTTCATACCTTCAAGGGTGCTACAGGTCGTAAGCTATCCTCTATCGAATGTCACGACATCATGTGTAAGATCGGTGAGGTGGTGGTTGTAGGCGGCGTTAGACGTTCAGCTATGATCTCATTGAGTAACCTAAGTGATGATCGTATGCGTCACGCTAAGTCAGGTGCATGGTGGGAGAACAACCCACAACGAGCTTTGGCTAACAACTCTGTATCGTACACCGAGAAGCCCGACAGCATCTCATTTATGCGTGAGTGGCAAGCCCTAGTGGAAAGTGGCAGTGGTGAACGTGGTATCTTCAACCGTCAGGCTGCTAAGGTACAAGCTGGTAAGAACGGACGCCGTGATGTAGACCAAGACTTTGGTACGAATCCGTGCAGCGAAATCATCTTGCGTGATTCTCAGTTTTGCAACCTAACGGAGTGCGTCATCCGCGCTACCGATACTATTGAAGACCTAGAACGTAAGGTAAAACTTGCTACCATCTTGGGTACAATTCAAAGTACCTACACACACTTCCCGTACCTCACTAAGGAGTGGAAGGACAACACAGAAGAAGAACGCCTGTTGGGGGTTAGCCTCACAGGTATTATGGACAATCCGTTAACGACATCAAAGAATGGTGGGTTAGCTAAAACATTGGAGTATCTTAAGAATGTCGCTATCAATACTAATGCTGAATGGGCTGAGCGCCTTGGTATCCCTGTTGCTGCTGCTATCACTTGTGTCAAACCTAGTGGCACTGTCTCCCAACTCGTTGATTCTGCTAGTGGGATACACGCTCGTCACAGCCCTTATTACATCCGCACGGTGCGTGGAGACATTAAAGACCCGCTGACTAACTTCCTAAAGGATCGTGGCATACCAAATGAACCTTGTGTTATGAAGCCTGATACCACTGTGGTGTTTAGCTTTCCTATGAAGTCTCCTGACAACGCTGTGACAACATCTGATATGACTGCTATCGAACAGTTGGAGACGTGGTTAGCCTACCAGCGTTCATGGTGTGAGCATAAACCAAGCGTGACTATAAATGTCCGTTCTGGTGAGTGGATTTCTGTAGGGGCTTTTGTTTATGAGCATTTTGATGAGATGTCAGGTGTGTCGTTCCTACCTTATAACGAACACACATACCAACAAGCACCGTATCAAGAGTGTGGTAAGTCTGACTACGAACAGTTGAAGTCTATCATGCCATCTGAGCTTAACTGGGATGAACTTGCAGAGTACGAGCAAGAGGATAATACGGCAGGTAGCCAGACATTAGCTTGCTCTGGAGATAGTTGTGAGATCGTAGACCTAGTGTAACCAAAGCACCTGAGCAAGTGTATAAACTGCTCATTTACTCTGTGGCGTAAAGATCATAAATTTACGTTATGGCGTAAAGATCATACCAACTGAAAGGACTGACATGTACACGATCATAACCCGTGAACAATGTAATTTCTGTGATGCAGCCAAGGCTTTACTCAAGGGCAGTGGCTACCCTTACACAGAGTACAACGTACATTCCCAAAGCTCAAGATGGGTCTTAACCCTGATTAAGAAAGCTAACATGACCACAGTACCTCAGATATTCACCCCTAGTGGAAATTATGTTGGTGGCTACACAGAACTAAAGGAACTACTGGAAAGGGAAAAACGCTAATGGACGACTTCCCTGAGAAGCCCACTAGATCAAGACGAAAGACCAACTACAAGGGGGCCGACAAAAAGTCTACCTCTGGTCTTGTCGCTAAGACTACAAAGCAGAAGGCTCTGATAGAAGCCCTACAGGGGAATAAGCAGGTGTTTATCCTTGGCCCTGCTGGTACTGGTAAGACGTATGTTACAGCAACGTATGCCTCTGATCTGTACACGACAAAGCAGATAGATAAGATCGTTATCACACGCCCTCATGTGGCTGTAGGTAAGGAGCTTGGGTTCTTGAAGGGAGACCTAAATGAGAAGACTATGCCTTGGGCTTTGCCTGTCTTGGATGTTCTGGAGAAGCACCTTGGTAAGGGGACAGTGGAAACAGGGATCAAGAATGGCAACATTGAAATGGCACCTCTTGCACTCATGCGTGGGCGTAGCTTCGATAATGCCTTCATAATTGTCGATGAAACACAGAACATAACCTTGCATGAACTCAAGATGGTTCTAACCCGTGTGGGAGAGGGTACGACAATCGTTCTCAATGGTGACGTTATGCAGAGTGACCTAAAGGAAGCTGACGGGTTGTCAAAGGTGATCCACTTAGCGAAGAAGCATATGTTACCTGTGCCAATTATTGAGTTTGGTGTTGAGGATATTGTACGATCAGGCATCACAGCAATGTGGGTTAAGACGTTCATGGAGGAGGGTATCTAATGACGTTATTCGAGGGGTTGATGCTGTTAAACAGCCTAGTTCTACTGTGGGTGACTTACACTATAGGGAAGATAAAGATTGACGTAGAGACGTTATACCAAGGTCTAGCTGCTGTTATGGGAGACCTAGACTAGAATCAGAAAAGCCGTAGGCGTCCTTGAGTGGATACCTACGGCTTTTTTGTGTCTTGTGTTTAGGTTTACTTACCGAAGAACTTCGATACCGACCTCATTCCTATGCTGGCACTCACGATACCTCCGAGGGAATATTGATACCACTTTGGCATACCCTCAAGTGCAGCGAACCCAGCTTGTACTATCGCATTACCCCAGTCACCACAGAAGGCTAGTATCAGGGGGATAGAGAACAGGAGTGTGATCCACTCGTCTTTCCATGAGTTTTGTGTCGCTTGAATTGCAGCTATGTCCCAGTCAATCTCACCAGTTAACTGCTTCTTCTTAATCTCAGCTTCCGTCAGTTTAAGCTGTGTCTTGCTGTCGATGATACTAGCAGCTAGTCCACCGATGGAACTTATGATTTGACCTATCATTTGCTATACTTCTCCTCATGTACAACCTTAGCGGGTGTAACTGTGGCCTTAGACTCCCGGCCCATCCAGATGCCGAAACATCCCGTAAGAGCCCCCATACAGACCGATACAAGCCCACTCTGGGCTACACTGGGGTCAGGTAACGACATAAACCAATGTACAGCTTGGTACGTCAGTACAGTGACCGCCAGCATCATAAGCCTTGGTAGAACTTTCCAATCATCAAGTATCGTCATCACCACTTCCCTTGTTTCTTACCGAGGAGATAAATCCCCAAGCCGAGGATACCAATTCCTGATACCACCACCAGTATGCCCAGAGTCCACTCCAGAATAGTCTGCTTGATCTCCGCTTTACGATAAAGAGTTGCCTGACGATCCTTACGAACTTGAGCTTCAATCTTAAGAAGCTCGTCCCAAGCCGACTGACCATAGGCAAACTGAATATACTGCTTAATTTCAGCACGAAGAGCCTCCGCTTGTTTCTTCTTAGCGAAGATGTCCATTGCACTTGGGCCTGAGCTTCCCAATAAGATAGCATACCAAGGTTGATCCTCAGCCCTCTTATGTGCAAAGTTAATGTCAGAGATAGCCCCAGCGAACTTAGCTAGATCATTGGAGATACCACCGATGTCCTTACCTAGCTGTATCCCACGTTTAATGGCTGATACGGCTGTCTGAGCGGCAGCAAATGCCGTAAAGGGATCAATCATTTGAACTTAACCTCTATAGGACACACATAGTTATGGCTTACCCTGTAAACCCTGTCGTACCAAAGCCCATTCTTCGGGAGACCACAATCGTAGTAACAGTATTGGAACAACTGGTTTCCCCCGTCAGTCCAAGCATGTCCGAAGGAAACAAAGGCCAGTACGCATAACACTATTGCCCCCTATTAGCCATAGCCTCTACTGCACCACGAATAGCTTTAATATTCTCATCAATCCTAGCCATCGACACAGCCTGAGTATTAACAGCAGATTCAAGCCTTGTGATCCTAGATTGTGTTTCTAAGATGTCGTCACGGTTACTTTCGATGTCCGACATCATCATTGAGACAGTCCATACGATAGCTGCACCCTGAGTAATGAGACCTAAGATTAACCCTATTGATAAATTATTGTTAATCATCTCTCTGCTCATGGGTACGTCTTTCGGTCAAGTTCAAAGTGAGGTGCATCATAGAAGCTCTTCCAGTCACCACCCCATACGATAGGAATGTCGAGTTCTTCTGCTGCTTCTTTCATAGCTTCAGCCATAAGCTCAAAGCGTTCTAGGTCTTCCCAATCGACAGGATAAGGAACCATGTCTACAGCATGACCTGTGATATGTCGTGAGTTCAAGGTAGTTGACTTACCAGCCTTGAGTAACTCTCGTTGACGGTTGATGTGACGGATACCCTCGATGACTGTAAAGTCAACCTCAGTGATCTCGATTGCTCTTTTAACTACAGCGACCATATCAGGGTTAACGCCCGACAAGTTCTGTAGGCTGCGTGTTCCAAGTTTGTACGACATGAGTTATTCCTTACCTGTAAGACACGGAGACTTGACCGCCAGTAAAAGAGGAGGCAAAAAACTTGATCCCGTCTACAGTGCCAGCCCCAGTTAAACGTCCAGCACCGTTCGCCTCTGTAAAGTTTAAAGTTATTGCGTGAGTTTCCATCCATATAGTAGAAGATGCTTTCTTTATACTCATAACTCCATTTGCTATCCTGCCCGGAAAGCTATACATATAAAATCCACTTGTAGAGCCACTTTCACCTCCAGAAGTACCTGACGAAGAATAATACCCAGATGTTACAGCCGTTCCACCTACCTTTAACTGAACAAATGTAGATCCAGTGTACGTTACATCAACAAAGTTGAGATTTATTTCTGTAGCCGAGGTTGGTACTGTAAATTCAAAGCTACTAGTACCAGAAAGAGACGTAAAGCTGCCAAGGGTTAAAGCAGATGAAGGTGCAAGAGCTTCAACAGCAGCCTTAACCTTAGCTGGCGACACAAGGCTTTCAGTAGTTCCTGTACCAGCTTGCCAAGTAGCTGTGGACTGATCTCCGATAAGACCCGTCTGACTTCCGCCAGAAGATACCACCAAGGTGTCATCAAAGATACGAAAAGCATCTGAACCCTGATCTAAGTATCCTATACTGATCCACTGGTCGTCGGCCTCTGTCCTCATCTTCAGTGTGCTAGACCCCGTGTCATACCATAACATATTTGCGTATGTAGTAAGGGGGGCCGCGGGGCCAGATGAAGTACTACCAAGTGCTTTTAATGCAGAGTTAATATCTGCTCTAGCGGAAGAGGCTGTTTGATTAGCAATGTCTAAGTCATGTTGGCTCATAATAGCCCTTTCTATTAGTATTCGACTGTTGCACTAAGTGCAGATACAACTGGAGTAAAGTTCGTGTTTGTACTACTTAAGATGGCCTTAAAGCGGAAGGCTCGGCCAACTACAATAGCACCATTGGCAGGAACGTAGCTACCCCAAGTTGGAGAACTGGCGGGATCATCTGGTGTGGCTGATACATAAACTGCAATAGATACATCACCAAATTCAGCGGTTTCATCCGTCCAAGTGTCAAAGTTACCGGGCCAAGTATCAAAGTTCTGAGGAATGCTATCCCACAGTAACGTGCCATTATCATAACCACGGGTGAATGTGCGTATGCCCGTGATACGAGCGTTACGAGATGATCCTGTGTCTATGTAGTTACTGAAAAGATATTCACCTGTCGGACTAGCGGCAGAGGTATCGTCAATCTCTAAATTACTGGATATTACAGTGGTGTTAGTCTTAGTGCCAGAGAATGTCGGGTCTTCAGTCTGAGTGTCAGTTTGACCCAACTGAGGTAACTCAGAGGGAAGGACTATGGTTGAGGTTACATTCTCACTAAAGTTATCCTCCTTATCGTAGGCTCTAATTAAGAATGTACCAGACCTAGCTGGAACTGTAGCTGAAGTCCCCGGTCTAGCAATCTTCTCAATGATTGTAGTGGAGTTACCCCAAGTGGCACCTGTGGTATTAGAGTTATGCTTGACTTCATAGTGGCTCAAGTCAGCATCAGGGACAGGGGGCCACGATAGAAATAGAGTTCCTCCAGATAGTTCTGTCGTTAAAGAAGACACATCAGAGGGATCACCAATAAAAGCATTGATCTCCACATCTGATATATTAAAAAACTCCCCCTTGATGCCAAAGGTGTTTATAGCCCTAGCTCTAAAGTCATAGTCAGCAACTTGTAAGTCTCTTACCTTAAATTCACCCAGCGGCCCCTGACCAAAAGAGGAATAGGTTGATTCAGTTGACAGCTTGTATTCTACTTCTACATAGTCAATACCCTCTGGGCGACTTGATGTAACTGTAGCTACAGCTATATTAGATACTTTTTGGTTACTAACCTGAGCCACAGCTAACACAGACAGTCCGACAGAGGGAACACTAAAGGGTGACAGAAGGGTTGTGTTATCTCTTTCGTACACAACACCATCATCAACTTCATCATATACAGATTCAGCAGTTTCCCGTAAGGTCATCTGTGTCTGTAGGTCAAGGCCATCAGTAAGGCCAAAGCTCCAAGCGATAACTTCAAACTCTTTGTTATCCCAACCAAAGCGGGAGTTAGTCAAGCGGATGTTATCACCAACTTGTACCTGAAGTGTCTTTAACCCAAAGGAAGCATTAACAATAAGCTGCTGTCGGTTACGCTCCAGCGAAATTCTAGCAATGCGTCTAGCTTCAATAGAGTTATCTGTAAATGGTAGATCAACATCAGCTACGGACTCCTGTCCACCATCAGCGGCAACAAATGCTGCATTAGTTACTTGTGGGTAGTCTGTAGTCTGCCAGTTGCTCTCTTCACCACGGAATGTACCTTTGATAGTATTGAAGTTATTCCTACGGGAGTGACGTGTGGATACACTGACACTAGAGCGTAAGTCATCTTCGTTGAGGTCTAGCACAGGTGCAGTCCAGTAGGCCGGTTTCATGCGCCACTTACCTTGAGCATACCATAAGCTACCGTCCATAGACGTTAGGATACCGTTAATCATGTCGTAAGGAGTAGAGGCTGTAGTGAAAGCACCATTACAAGTGTATCTTGCAGTTTCTACAACCCCTGATTCATTTTGATCTGTTGGAAACCCTGTTGCTATAAACACAGTCCCTACGTTATTGTTAGCCGATCCATACAATGTAAAGTCAGTATTACCTACAGTTTTAATCTTGTACTCACCGCCTACATACATTTTGAAAACAGGGCTACCTACAAGTTGATCGCTTACGTTAGCAGCAGCAATGACCAAAGCATCATCAATGTTAGCAGTTTCTTCAGCTATGCCATAAGAGGACGTTAGGTAATCCCTTAAGCATAAAGCTGGGTTATCTGACCATGCTGTCGTTGATGTACGAGGGTCATAGACTTTCTTACCACTGATGGTAGCTGTGATCTCAGGGATACCATTGGGGAATACATCAGCATCAAAGGCTAACCTTATATACATATAAGCAATACCACGGAGCCTATGTTCAGTAGTCCAGTGGGCAGACTCACTTACAAGGAAGGTGTCAGCAGTTTGATCTGGTGAACCCAAGTGTAACTTGATACGGACTTTACCGTTGTACTTACTTGGGAAGGTTACGTTACCACTATCGTCCAGCGTAGCTAACTCATCGTTAATATAGATTTCATCAAAGGACTGTACCTCATGTCCAGCGACAGCAATGATCCTATGTAGGTATTTATTGTTTGTGCCTGTGGCTTCATCGTATATACGAGCGCCACCAACACGCATTTTACCATAGATAATCTGATGGTCTAGTGCTGTGCCAATAGCTGTAGTTTGATAACCACGGTTGCCCCCAAAGGAAGGCTTAGGGATAAGCGCACGAAGGGCGGCTGCACCAAGGACCACTGTAGCAGCCCCGATAGCCCCTATAACAAATAGGGAGGATACGGCTGGCAACGCGAGGGCATACATGGTTGCACTCCCGATGTATAAAAGTGCAGTAGCTACCACCATATTATAAAACCTTTTCGTATTTAGTTT